TACGAGGATATACACCTGTTACTACATCTTCATCTAAGTCTAACATACGAAACACCGAATTAGGATTAAAAGCAATATCAGCATCGATAAACAAAAGATGAGTATACTCTGTATTATCCATAAATAATTGCACTAATGTATTACGAGCTCTTGTTACCAAAGACTCGTTACCAATAGTTCCAAATTGTAATTCTATTTTTTTCTGTGCAGCAAAAGCTGTAAGTTGTAAACAGCTTTTAAAATAATCTGCCGTTATCATATTGCCATAACAAGGTGTTCCAATAAATATTTTAGTGTTCACTATAACTCACTGTTAAGTATTCTATTTTTTTTAGCCAATCTTTAGGTATAGCAATAGCACCACCACCTGTAATATCTTCTTTGTCTTTACTGTAGGAACGCATAATAATTATTTTTTCTTTCCCGTTATGTATCATCCACCCCACCTCTTGGCACACGGCCAACGGAGCATTAATAACATCTTTTATATCAAGCCAACCTGTTTCTGTATCACGAGCATCTAACCACGTCACACGGACCATAGGTACTTTGTTGATGTTAAACATTAGTTATCTAAAGGCTGTGGTTCTTCTTTTTTAATTAAATGTAAGTTAAAAGATACCGATCTTCTCTCTTCATTTGGTGTTCTAAATGGATATACGCCGTGTGCTAACCAGTTTGGAAACAAAAATATATCACCTACCTTTGGTGACTCTTGATGTTTATGTCCACTGAACGTCGCCGCTTGACCATTGAACCAACATATGTCTCCTACTGTTGGGTAATGATCTTCTTTTGCATACTCTGCTGGTAGACTTGGAGGCACTCGTAAATAACAAACACCAGACAGTTGACCTTCGTGTATATGAAAAGGATTAAAGTCTCCTGCATATTGGCTCACGGACCACATAGATTCAATAACCATCTTGCCTACAAACTCTGGTTTAATTGTTTCACTTGCTGGTGGTATAGAAATATAATTCTTAACCATCTCACCCATTAGTTGAACCATTGGCATAAATTCTTCTGTGTTCATCCAGTCTTGAGGATAACGAACTTCTTGTTTAACGTTGCCTGCTAAGTTACCTGAATGATCAAACTCTTTAGATAATTTTTTATCAGTTAACATCTGTGTTGCTTTATCATCAAGCATTTTCGTAATGAAGTCAGGCATTCTGCCTCTCATTATCGTAGGACCAAAAGGTCTTATAGTGTCAAACTTTAATACTTGTTCTTGAGGCTTATTCTTTTTCGCCATACAAACTCCTTTTTCAAATAAATATTGTAATATAGCAATATTTTGCCTATAAATAAATAGATTATTATCTTCAAGTTTATCCAACTTGCCCCCAATATAGAATATTGTTATAACTTAGGAGATTATGTTTAAAAAATTATTTAAAAAAATCAAAGATGTTGCTGGAGATATCGCCCCTTATGCTGGACTTATAGCTTCAGGCTTTGGTTTAGGGCCCTTATATTCAACTTTAATTGGTGCTGGAGTTCCTTTAATTGCTGGTCAGGATGCGGGTAAAGCTATGGCTGGTGGGTTAGGTGGATACTTTGGCGGTAAGACTTTTGGCAGTAAAGGTGCTGGCACATATATTTCTCCTTTAGACATGATAAAAAATAAAGCTGTAAATACTGGAGGCATGGGAGGCATATCAGGTAAAGCAAGAAAGTTAGCTTTTGATAGATTAAAAGGTGCATCTCAATTTTCTGGTTTAGCTGATGACAATCCATTTAAAAATTTACCGGGAGTAGCTGGCGCTTTAGGATTCGCTGGGGGTCTTGGATTGTTTGATGGTGAACAACCTTCACAAAACAAAGCAGCAAACTTTGTTTACGATCCAAGTCAAAACACTTTGGATGATATTCAATCAGGATTTTTTCAACAAGCTAAAGACTTTGATTACTTACCTAATGTCCCAGGTGGCATTGAAGATTATTTAAGAAAGATTGGTTTACTAGCTAATGGTGGTAGATCATTTAAAGATGGAGACATGACAACGTATGCTGCTCCTCCGCCCGATCCTAATAATCCTGAAGATTTAGAATTAATATTAAATAACATGGTATTTCGTAGATTAAATGATCCTAATAGATTTGATGATCAAAGATCAAGATATGGGGACAATGATGAAATGTTACGTATGTATAGATTTACTTTGGATCCAGATGAGTCAAAAGCAATAGCTATGGAACTTGCGAAAAAAACTGGTGTAACAAGTGATAGCCCTGAGTTTGAAGAATATAGAAATATTATTTATGATCAATCACTTATGATTGGCGGTAAACAAGATAAAGAAAAAAGAAAACTTTTTGGTTTATTTGCCGAAGGGGGCATAGCGCAACTTGTTGATCCTAATTTAGTAGGTGGGGATAGAATAAATCCCACTGGCGGAAGAATACTTGGTAGAGGTGCGGGTAGAGAAGATTTATTAGAAGGTGAAATTGTTGATCCAAACTCTGGTCAAACGCAAGAGATAAGAGTAAGTAATAATGAACACGTAATACCTGAGTATGCTTTATTTGCAATGGGTGGTGGCAATACAGAAAAAGGTCAACAAATGATGGATGATCTACGAGCTAAAACAAAACCAATGGCTAAACAAATGGGTTATGATTTTGAAGGTGCAGAAGATGGTTCAATGAATTATGCTCCAATTATGGCACAAGATGGCACACAAACTCGCGGACCTAATATGGATATGAGGAAAATGATACAAAAGCTTATGGCTCAAGGTAAATCAATTGAAGAGATCATGGCAATAATTCAAAGATTGAACACAGGTAGTCAAACAAAACAACAGCAAATGCCAATGATGGCTGCTGATGGTATGGAAACAAATGGTTTAGAAAAAATGGGTAGAAACATGCAAGACGGATCGATGACCGCGGACCCTATGATGACCGCAGGTTTGGGTTCAGTGGTAAAAGGTCTTGAAGATGCGCAACAAATGAGTAGGATGATAAGATAATGGCTGAGACACAAACAATTACTTATGGTAAACCCGCCTATATTGAAAAGGCACAGCAAGATTTATTAACAGCTTTAAATCAATATATTACGGACATTCCAAGTCTTCCTGAAAAACAAGCGACTGGATTATCTGACACGCAGAAGTTTGCTATTGAACAATTAAAAACTGGTCTTGGACAATATGATCCTACTTTAACGACAGCTCAAGATGCCTTTACTTCTGGAGTGGCTTCAGCGGGCACGGCTATTCCTGATTTCTTAACACAAGGTCAACAATATTTATCTGACGCAGCAAGCATGAAGTTTGATCCTTCTAGTGCTGGTCAATACATGAATGAATATCAAAAATATGTAATTGATGAAATTAACAAACAAGCAGGTTTAGCCGATAAAAAAGCTGATGATGCTGCAACACAAAGAGGAGCTTTTGGTGGTGACAGAGCAGAAGTTGCTAAAGGTCAAATAGAAGAAGCAAGATTGGGTGCGGTAGGAAAAGCTTCACAAACAGCTATTGATAAAGCTTTACAGTTGGCGCTTGGTACTTTTGGTCAAGAACAAAAATCAAAACAAGTAGCGGGTCAACTAGCTCCTTACTATACAAGTGCAAGTTCAAAAGCACAGACGGATCAAATAAAAAGTTTACTATCTGGTGCTCAGGTAGGTGGAGGTTTAGCAAGTTTAGCGAGTAAACTTGGCTTACAAGATATTTCTGCTCTGCTAGGTGCTGGTTCTTTAGAACAAGCCGCTATAAAAGAAGCTGGAGATACAGAATATCAAAATATTCTTGCGGCACAAAACAGACCTTTACAATTATACGGAGCTTACTCCGATGCTATAAGTGGATTACCAAGTAATCAAGGATATCAAATACAAGAAACTTATGGTTCAACGTCTTCGCCTCTTCAAGATGTATTAGGCGCTGGAGCTGCTATTCTAGGTGGATCAGGCATTTTTAGTAGAGATGGTGGATCAATGAACAAAGGAATAATGGCTTTAAAAAATGAATGATATAAATCAAAATTCAAGTCTTTTAGATGATTTTTATGGTGATATTTCTGCTATAGGCAGTTTTTTTACTCGAGAAACACCTGCTGAAAAAGCAGATTTTATAAAAAATAATTATCAAACTTTTACTTTAGATCAACTTAACGATGCAGTAAAACAAATGAACACAGGTGTGTTAAGTTTAAACACCAATCACGATGAAATAGTAAGAAATTTACAAGGAAGAATTGCAAATCTTACAAGCAATAATATAGTTCCAGGTGCAAACACTAGTAATGACACAGTAAGTAACAATACTCCAGACTCTATAGTAAACCCTACATTAGCTTCAACAGCAAATCAATTTGCACCAATAATTACTGATTCTACTCAATATGATTTATCAACAGATAAACAAAAAAATAAATATGAAGAAGCAAGTAATACTCCTGATGTTGATGAAAAAGCTTTTAACGAGTTTATATCAGGTAAATTTAAAGGTAATGAAGGAACCAAAAATGTAAGAACTGAAGTACAATTAAAATCAGCTTTTAATCAATTACGAAATGATGAAGCTGAAAGAAGTTTTGAATTTCTTAAAGGTCAAGAAGGTAAGATGACAGATGAAGAAAAGAAAAACAGAGTGGCAAGTTTAACAGAAGAGTTAAAAGAATCAATTGGTTATGATGAAAAATTAGATAAAAATATGTTGTTATTTAAATTTGGTGTTGACTTACTAAATGCTAGATCAAATAGAACAAAACCTTTACCCAAATTTCTCGATGCGGTGGCTCAAGCCTTAGCTCCTACCTCACAGTATATTATGCAACAAAAAGCACAAAAACAAAATGATTTAAAAGAAATTGGTTTAACAGCTTTTAGTTTAGTAAAAGAAGAAGATGATGCAGCACAAAAAAGATTTGAAGAAGATCCTCGTTTTGCTTCTGCTGTTATGGCAATTGATTATGATGACGCGGGTAATAGATCTGGGCAAACTTCATTTTTTAAACCTATCATGACACCTGCTGAAGCTACTTTTTATTCTAATTTTAAATACCCTGAAACAATTGGAGGACAATCTGTACCAGCAGAGTTAGTAGGTAAACAAATGTTTACGATTACACAAACTCCTGGCGCAACAGATCAAGTATATACAAGTGGTTTAGTTGGTAAAGATTTAAAAGCTTTACAAAAACACACTGAAACTTTACGATTTCTTAAACAAGGGTTAGACAACACACAACTTGTTTTAGGTATTGGTGATAAATACGCACAGCAAGGCCAAGCAGTTTATGGTCCATCCTATAATGTAAGAATATTTTCAAAAACTCTTTCAGAAATTTTAGATGAGGGCTCAAATACTTTTGCTCAATTTTTTGGTCAAGGAGATAAAGCTAAAGCAATAAAAGAAAAGATTGCGGGTAAATCTAATTTAGACCAGCAACAAATAATTTTAAACGAATTGGGTGTTGACATGGATTATAATCAATTAGTGTCAGTAGCCAACGATCAAAAAAATGCTATCATTCAAGAGATATATCAAAGTGGTTTAAGTAATGAGGAAAAAGAAGCGGAGGCATCTAAAGTAGCTCAATATTATGGTCAGTTTCAACAAGATTTAAAAGGTGATCCCGATCTAGACATTATTAAAATTTTAGAAACAACGCAAACATTTGCCTTTGCAAGATATTTGCAAGGATCAAACAGACTACTTAAAGACGTTATTCAACAAGCAAATAGTATTGTTCGTTTAGGTGGATTTACAAACTCCAATGAAAAAACAATGAACAGATACAAACAATTTCTTGATTATTTTACAAGAGAATACAATGAAGAGTTACAATATGTTTTAGATGGACAAGAGTACGAGGACCATAAAATTAGAATAGCTAGTGATGGTTTATCTTTTAGAGGTGGTTGGAATCCTTTAAAAACTGATACAGGTTCTGCTAGTTCATCTGCTCAAACATCAAATTATTTTAATAATCAAAAGATTGACAAATTAGATGGATTTGTTGATCCTGAATTATTAGAACAGTTAAGGAATTAATATGCTTACTATACAAGAGTTATCAGAAATAAGAGAACAAGCAGTTAAACAACAATCTGCTCCTCAAATGCAAGATGGTGATGATACATTTCTTTCAAAAGATTCCAAGCTACCAAAATTTTTAGGTTTTACTCAAGCTGCTGAAAGTGCAACTGGTACCACACGATACGATCCTAACAGACATAAAATGCCTTTTAATGATTTTAGAAATAGCATGTCGGATATTATTAGAAATGGTTTAGCACAAGGTAAAACACAAGGTGAAATAATGGAAGCTACTGATCAGTTTCAAAGTTTAGTTGGTTATACTGATGCTGAAATGAATCCAAGATTAATAAGTGGTAAAGAAATTACTTCAGATCAATACAACACAGCAATGGTTAATCCTTTTCCAGCATTAAAACTTATACTTGGTTTAGGTGGTAGTGTTGGTGGAACAGTAGGAGGTGCGGTAACTGGAGCAAGGGTAGGAATGTTTGGTGGTCCAGCGGGAGCCGTAGCTGGTTCTATTGTAGGTGGAACATTAGGATATCTATCTGGGTTAGTTGGTTATGAAAAAATGTTGGATAATTTAAATAGTAAAGGTATGCTTTACACTCCCACATATAATGAAATTGGAGAGTTTTTAGGATACAATCAAGGTATTGACAGACCTTCTCAAGAAGAATTTAAAAAATATTTAGCAAAAGAAGCTACAATCGATTTAGCATTTGGCACAGCATTTGGTTTTTTTAGACCTGCTGTTAATGCACTTAGACCAATTGGTAGAAAATTATTAGGTGTAGGAAAACAAGAAACAGCATATGCAAGGCAAGTAGAAGATGCAACAGGTATAGTACCTTCTATTTCAGATGTATCTAAGTTTGAAATTATGAGAATAATTCCTAATGCACTTGGTAGAATTCCTTTCTTTGGTGGAGGTGTAAAAAAAGCATTTGGTGAAACACAAAAAAGATTTATGGATTCAGCACAAAGTGTTTTTTACAATGGTCCATCTTTTAATTTAGCTGAACTTGGTCATGACTTATCTAAAGTAAGAGATAGTATTTCTAAAAAAATTATTCAAAATGTTTCAGGTAAATATGATACTTTTTTTAATACTATTGGAAATAAAACTGTTTTAGATATTAGTGACACAATTAATATTGCAAAAGCACAACTTAAAAGAATAGATGAAATTTCTGCTTTAAATCCAGCGGTAACAAGAACACCAATGTATGAACAGTTATCAAGACTCGCACAGTCTCCTCAACAAATGATTAATGGTGAGACGTGGAAAGAAACAAGAACAGCGGTCAATGATTTAATATATCAGTATGGAGCAAAAGGCACAGCACAAACTGGTAATGTAGCTCTTCGTGATGCTCTATATGAAGTATCAAAAGGATTAGAAAAATCACTTGGTAAGTATGCTGATGGTTCTACCATTGGCCCTCAACTTAAAACTTTACTAAAAGACGCAGATCAATCTTACTCTGATATGGTAACTTTGTTTGGACAACCAGCAGCAAAAGCTTTGGGTGCAGATTCAAAATTTGCTTTTCAAGCTTTAATGAAAGCACCTGGAAGCATTGAATCAGACAGATTATTTAATGTTGTGTTTAGAGATTTTCAAAGTCCTGATGCAGTTAAATCAATGAGACGTTTAATGGGAGATGAGATGTTTGCAAAAGGAGTTAAAGCAAAATTACTATCAACTTTTGAAGACTCTTTTATTTTAGGTAAACAAGATAAGCCAGGAATTCTAGATTTTGATTTAAATGTATTTAAAAATTTTGACAACTTAACTTTTGATGCAAAGAGATTTAAACGTCTTTTAGGTTTAGATCAAATGGGTAAATCTTTGGAAGTAAAAGGTTCTGCTTTAGAAGAAGCTTTAAATATTGCTGGTAAGAATATTGAAATACCTGATGCGAAAAAACTTTTAGCATTTGCTAATGCAGCAGATACTTTCTTTAATGGTAAAAATTTAAACATGTCACAATTCTTAGCAAGAAGAACAATGCTAGGAGGTGCTGGTGCGTTTGCAACTGCTGTCTTACCTATTGCTGGTGCAGCTACAGTTGGAGGTGCTTCGATACCACTGACTTTACTTGGTTTAATTGCATCACGTAAAATGGGTTATTTAATTTCATCCCCAATGGCACTTGATGCAGCAACAAAAGCAATGGAAGCTAGTGCTAAATCTGCTACAAATATTTTTGTAAAACCTGGATTAAAAAGACCTTTACCAATATCAAATAGATATGCATTAGAGGCTATTGAAACTTTATATAAACAATTTCCTGAATTACCGGGAGAACTTGATAATGAATTTAACAGACTACAAGCACAGACAAATGAAAGTGATCCGTTAGCAAAGGATTTATATTTGCAATCACAAGAACAATTAGATAGTTTAGGCACGATGGATGCTGTTGATCAATACTTAGATAAGAGATACCGAGATAAAGGACTAATCGTTCCTCAAATATTTGGTACACAGAAAGAAGCACCGCAGTCAATTGAACCTACAAGTTTTGAAGTTCCAGCAGAAGCAATTGCTCCTGATACGGGGACCGTGGCTGAAATTGAAACACCACAAAAATTAAACCCACAATCTAGACTTGCATTAGCTGGAGATGATCCATTGATGCGAGCAATAGCAACGGAGTCAATCTAATGGCTGTAATAATTGGGAGACCAGGAAATCCTGATAGGTACGTTTATAATCCTAGTAATCCTGGGGATACATCAAATAAAGTAGAGCCTGACAGAAGTCCTGCTCAATTACCTAATATACCTGATAATCTTGTTACAAATGAAATGAGATTACAAAATCTCATAGATAATAAAGATATTTATAAAAATCAAGCTTCGCAAGAAAGACCTGGAATGAATGTATATCAGGACATGATGCAAGATTTTAGAACATCTACGCCAGAAGCTATGCAAACATACGCGGACCGTTTTCCGTTAACACAATTTATGATGACGGCACCAGAAAAAATTGCAAGAAGTACAATGTTAGGTAATGTGATATCATCAATAGGTGCAGGATTTAATAAAACAAAAGATTTTGCTAGTGGCCTTTTTCCAGGTGACAATACTATGTTGAGTAACATGGCGGGTGATTTTGCTGCTTTGCCAAGCAAATTTAAAAAAGATGCAGGTCAAATGATAAGTGATTTTAGAAATTTAACGCCTGACTTAGATCAAGGTGTAAGTGCATTTAGGGATTTTTTAGGGGTTAAGAAAAATAATGCAACAGATATAGCTGAGACTGCTTTAGGTGAGGAAACGCTAGATCAAGGATCTGATGTTAATTTACTTAATCAAACTGGCGTTACATCTGATGACTACAATCAAATGTATGATTTTCCTTTAGCAAATTTTTTAAAGGGCACAGGTTTACCTGAACAAGAACGTGTCACAAGTATTGAAGATGTAGCAGCTAAAATTCCTAATAGAACTTTACAAACATCACAATTTACACAAGCGGATATTGAAAACGCATTAGCATACCCAGGAACTCCGCAAGCTCAAAAATTAAGAGAATTAGGAATTATTAAATGAAATTTAGTCCTTTCAACATTACCGCAATAGGTATTGCAACTGTGACTGTAATTTATAGTTATGGAATGTTGGTAACGAGGGTTATGGCTAATGAAAGTAAAATTAAAGATTTAGATATGCTTCGTATTGATGCAAGGCTATCTGTTATTGAAGCTACTGTTGTTCAAATTAATAAAAAAATAGATGATTTAGTTTATATAGATGTAAGTGATACAGAAAATTAAATATTTTTTCTAATATCTTCAATACATTCTATAGAAAAACGAAAATACTTATTCATCTCAAACTTTTGCCAATTAGATGCAATCATTTCACATTGTTCTTTAGGCATTGATTCTTTAAGCGCCATTTGATTGCCCGTGTATACCCAAGTGTTACCGTTGTATCCCCACAAGCTTATTACTAGTACGAATGTTTTTATCATTAAGATAGTCTATACAAGATTGAAGCCGTTGAATATCATCTTTTGCTATACCTAAAAGAAGATTACATTTATTACAAAGCATTCCCCTGGGTAAAAGATTAGAGTTATTCTTAAAATCTTTCTTTGAATACCTATGATCGTGATCTATAACCATTTCTCTATCCCAATCAGGGGCATTTTTTTTGGCTCTAATTGGAGCTTTTTCATAAAATTGTTTATTACATATTTTACATTGACACCTTTGATCTATCCACCAATCTGCTACGGTTCTTCCCCATAAAGATTGTATTTTACCATACCTAATTTTAATTCGTCCTGAAATTGTTTTCTTTAAATTTTCTATGTATTTTATTTGACCTTTATTATGAGCCACACGACCTTTGTCCGTGTTCCGATACCTTGCCATTCTTTGATTTTTAATCATTAGCTTCTCCCCAATTATCACCAAGAGCAACATCAACTTTACTTGGTACTTTTAAATTTACAGAGTTTTCCATTATCTCAATAATTTTCTTTTGATCTTTTTCGGAGCCAACAGAAAAATCAAGCTCATCATGAATTTGAATAAGAGGTAATAAACCTTCAGAGGCTAGATCTACCATTGATTTTTTTGTTTGATCTGCTGCTGAACCTTGAATTAATCTGTTAAGCGCCCGAAAAGTACCCGCGCGTTTTATTTGATTGAAGCCAGTACCATATTCTAGTTCTGCTGCCTCCCTCGGTAGTGGCTTGAAAACACCCCATTCAGTGGGAACATATAAATTGAATCGGCATTTTCTTCCCATTATCGTGCGGATAAACCCATATTTTTCTGCTCTGTTAGTAGCAATATCAATCAATTGTTTTACAAAAGGTACTCTTGAATGATACTTATTAAATAATTGTTTTGCATCGCTAAGTTCCATGCTTAGTTCACCAGATAACTTTTTAATTCCCATACCATAAGACAAGCCAAGGTTAATTGTTTTTGCTGTTTTACGATCTATCTCAGCCATGTCAGCGATCTGTTGGTGAAAGTCTGTTTTAGGATCTTGATAAGCTTTAACAACATCCATAACACCATATAAATTTTTACCATCTACTTTTACACTTGATGCAAAGTGTGTCATTATTCTTGGTTCTTGCTGTGAATAGTCAAACGCACCCCACTTCTCTCCCTCTTCAGGAAGAAATAAAGATCTAATTAAATTTGATACTTCTGGGTTACGTGCTGGCATTTGTTGTAAATTAGGATTACGCATAGATATTCTACCTGAAACAGTGCCTCCCATATCATTACGCAACTGATTTATGCTTGCATGTATTCTACCTTTATAAGAATGTTTTTTAATAGTTTCTATAAATGTGGTTCTCGCTTTGTTAATTTCACGTAATTGAACAACTTTTTTTGCAAGATCAGAACTATGATTTGAAAGAAAGTCTTTATCAAATTTAGGCTGACCAGACTTCTCAGTGCGTTCATATGGAATTTTCTTCGCATCAAAAGCTCGACCAATAGCACGCGCATTGAAAGGATCAATTGCAACGCCTGTGTCTTTAATGATGTAATCAAGTATCTTTTTCTCTCTTCGTAATAAATCTTTTTCTGACTTCTCAGCTTGTTCCAAATCAATTCTAACTCCTTTTGATATCATTTTAAAAATTATTGGTAGTAACTTCATTTCTAATTTATAAACTTCGTCCATCTCTTCTTGCTCAATTAAAGCTGAAAATTTATGATAAAGTTTTAGTGTTAATACTGTATCTTGTTCTGCGTAAGGACCTACCTCCATAGCTGGTAATTTATACATTTCTGCTTTAGCATCTGCATTGAACTCTTCAGCAGCTTTGTATAACCCCGACTCAGATTTTTTATCATCCAAGTAATCTTTAGATAGATTATTTAACGAGTAACTGAGTCTATTTTCATCGACCAATGCTCCCATAACCATTGTGTCTCTTATTTCTCCGTGGACCGTGAGCCCCATATGTTGTAGCCAACCAAGATCATAAGATGCATTATGAAATACTTTTGTAGAGTCATTTGCTAATAGTTTTTTAAGAATTCTTTTTAAAACTTTCTCATCAAAGTTTGGACCTACTTCGTGATTAGTAGGAAAGTAACCTTTCCAACCATCAACAGCAATTGCAACGCCAATAGTGTTGCCATCATTTCTTGACCAACCAGCGCCTAATTTTTTAAGGTTGGGATCTTTTGTTTCTAAATCTATTGATACAATATCTGATTCAAAAACTGCATCGGGTATATTTTCAGGCATAAGCCATTCATGTTGTTTTACAAATTTCATGCGTAAAGTTCCTTAAAAACATACCCGCGATCATTCCGAGTAATAAATAAATTTTTTCTTGCTCTAGTCATTCCTGTATAAAAAACTTTTCGCAAGTCATTAATGTTTTCTCTCAGTGCAGCTTGGGCACTTGGAGATATGTTTGAAAATAAAATAACGTTATCAGCTTCTCCTCCTTTCACGCCGTAAATTGTATTGACGGTAATTTGTGGTTCTGAGTTTATATTAATATTACGTTCCATAACTTTTTCAATATAAGTTCTATCACCAGCATTAACTGTATCCAATGCTTCATGCCAAGGCCACTCAGTAGTATATGTTGGATCTAACAGGCCAAGTTCTTCTATGTTAAAAAGATTATACTTTTTATCCATGTCTAAATTTTTAAATTGTTTTGCACCTGTTTTTAAAAGACCTCTAGGTTTATTTTTATTTCTTGTTGACATAAAATTAAATAAATTTTTAATGCTATCCGCGTACACATCTCCGCCTTCTTGTAATTTTTTCCAAGTGTTGATTGCGTAAATAACTTCTTCTTTAATTGAAAGCGTTTTAAATTTTTTATAAAACATTCCATGCTGTCGTAATGTTCTAACTACATTATCTAACATGTAACCACATGTAGCTAAAAAATAATAAGATCCGCCTAATCTATAATTAATAAATTTTTCGTTATCCAAGTAATGTATACTACCACCTTCGTGGACCGCTTCCCATTGTTTTTGTTCTCTAAGATCTGTAGGTATACGTTCAATAAGTTTTTTTGACTTGTCTGCTATCAATTTTGGTACCCTATATGACTTATTAAGCACTTTAGATTCACCTTCTAAGTTCTTGAAAAACAAGGATTCTGCTCCCGCCCAATCAAATATCTCTTGATCATCATCACCAGCAATGTAAACTCTCTCCGCTTGATTAATAAATTTTAAAATCATTGCCCATTGTAAACGTGTGAGATCTTGTGCTTCATCAACAATGACAACTTTTAATTTTGGAATATGTACATCTTCATAAACAATTTTTTCAATACTATCTGTAAAGTCAAACACCTGATTTCTATCTTTGTATTTTTTCAATGTGTCTGCAATAAATTGCAAAGTAAGATATCCACCATCTAATGATCGTGATACTTTATGAAATGTTTTTAAATCTTGCATTCTTTGTCGTGCTAAATCAACTAATCGTATGTAAGGATTATCACTTATACTTCGACCCATCTCATCTACATCTAAATCACCGCGCATATTTATATCCATTGTTATCTTTTGCGATCTACATAATTCGGCAAACTCATACCAATTTTTTGGTTTCATTTTATTCTGTGGTTGAAAGCCTCCTATCTTCCAAGCAATGCTATGCAAAGTTTTAAAGTATTCAAATTTTTTCGCATCGACTTTCAAAAGTTTTGTTACCCTAGTTATCGCTTCGAGTCTGGCTTTGCGAGTGAATGTAAAAAATCCAACATCTTCAGGTGTACAATTATCTTGCAGCTCCCGTTCTATAATATCAAGAAGAGTTTTAGTTTTACCCGTCCCTGGTGGACCAAATATTTTTAATGTATTTTTATTTAAATTTTTTAACATTGTTCCTCTACTTGTAAAATTGATTGCGCGATGAAGTAAGGTATCTGAGGTACTAAACTATTTCCTAGTCCTTTAAGTCTGTCCACCCTATTGGGTATCCCATGAGCCACTCTACCCAGTTCGGGTTCAATGTCCCACCAGTTTTGTTCTTGTTGTCCGTGTGTTGCACTGTTACGTCCAAAGTATCTCTGCTGACTTTCCCATTCCTTATTCTGCCCCCTATGTATCCTCCCTTGCCGTCCCTCGACGTTGGTGTCGGCCATAGTTTCGCCTCTTTTGATAGACTCTGTTGTTTCGCTGTGTCCATGTTTTTCCAATCCGAGTTCAACGGAGTTGGCCAAAGTCTCTTCTCCCTCACTTGATCGGCTAATCGTATCTGTATCTGCTGACCGCTCGGTCGTTTCAAGTGACCCGCGTCCAGTGCCTTCTGAATTCCCGGTAGGTTCGATCCGCCCGCCATGTTGTCTGGCGTTCGCCACAATCCAGATTCTTTCTCTTTGATGTTTTGCACCGACGCTCGAAGCTGAAATACTAAATGTCCTTGCGGAGTAACCTTCACTTTCCAAGTTCTCGAGTACGGTGTCGAGACCGAGTTTAATGTGTCCACTAACGTTTTCTCCAATAACCCAAGACGGTCTGAGTTCTTTGATAAGTCTAAAATACTCTGGCCAGAGGTGTCTCGGATCTTCCTCACCTTTTTTTCTACCTGCGATGGAGAAAGGTTGGCAAGGGTATCCTCCTGTGATGATGTCGATAGGCCCAATTCCATCTGCTTTAAGTCTTCCATAATTTAACTCCTTTATATCTTCATATTGTTTAACGTTCGGCCATTGCTTTTTTAAAACTTTTTTTGAATACTTATCAATATCACAAAACGCTACTGTTTCAAAACCACCAGTGGCTTCAAGTCCTAAACTGAAACCACCGATACCACTAAATAAATCTAAGTGTTTTAATTTCATATGCCTATCTTCACATTGTTTTTAGCATACCACTGTGTAAGTCTTTCTTTTGGATCTTGTAATTTAGAAGAACCCTCTCCAGGTTTAAGGTCTTTTAGCTTTTTTAATTTACCTTTTTCTTGTTTCTCCCAAACAGCTTTAATCCATTTGGTAGCTTCTTCTTTCATTGGTAGATAAGTATGGTTGTCATCTCTCCAACTATTATCTTCTATGGCAATACATTCTAAAATGTAGTTGTACATTTCTTTTGATAGTTTCATTTGAACTCCTTTGTTAAAAATAAGTTATAACATATTATAATACACAAGTCAAACAATTTAAAATGGTACTTCATCTATTAAATCTTTCGTTGGTAAAGGTTGACTATCAAAATTAATTGCGGGCATGTACCATAAGTGTTCCAATGCTCCTTTGACTCTTTTCTTTTTACTTCCTCCTTCAAGCTCTCGTATACGTCCACAGATTTGTGTTTCGTTATACTCAGTAAATTTTCTTGATTTTAAAAAAGTTTCCAGGGCGCTTAGTGTAAACCAAGATATATCTTCTTTATCTGTAAAAACTTTATCAATTAAAACTTCATCAATAGATAATGCTTCACCATTCTCACGCATAAAAGATCTAAGATGCTCATCAAATCTACCTTGCTTACTAATTTCTTTTGGCATTGGAATGATATCGCAGCTTTCTAATAAAAAATTTATTTTAGCTGCCCAGTCAACTTCTTTCATACGTGGTGGTAACTCTGTTAAAACATCCATACATTTTTTTCTAAATCTATTTTGATCATACAAAGTATCTGTATCTAATTCGATACGTTTACCATCAACATTTAAAAACCAAACTGGTTCATCACTTTCTAACTTTTGTAAGTCTGTTAATTGATGTTGATAGGCTGAACCAATACCATGTTTACGTAATTTACATTGCACAGGATTACACACTGAACACATTGGTTGATCTTTACACTTGTATTGATAATCTTGTTTTTCATGTTGCTTAATTGTTTTATTGACTTGTTCTATTGATAACTCTGGTTCGAAGTATTGATAATTAAATTTACCAATTTTGGTTTGCCAATTATCTGGAAAAGCTTTTTTTGCATACACTGCATATTGATATAAAACTTGATCTCTACCACCTTCAGATATACCCATTGCCATTAATGTTTGAAGACAAGGTGGACCATCGTCTAATTCTTTATTCGTTTCTCTCTTTGCTTTTTTTCTAGATAATTGTTCTTTAGTGATTGATATTTTTTCTGCTGCATCTAAAAATTGTTCAAGGGTAAGACTAGAACCATCCTCTGCAAATGCATATCGAAAAGATTCATCTCCACCAAAGTAAGGTAAGTTTAAAAAGTTACCTACGTCTCCTCGTTCGGTGTTAAGACTAATTTGTTTTGGAAAAACTTCTGTGTCTGCATGACCGAGATCCGCGGCCCATTCAATTAATTTAGATCTTAATAATTTTGCAGGTACAAATTCTTGTGTAAAAACAAAAATGTGAGCACCACCACTTTTAGATCGACAAACAATTAAAGGTAATTCTAATTTTTTTATTTCATCAACAATAGATTGATGATCAATAGGGTAGGTGTCAACATCAATGCAACCCCATTTACAAGCGCTATCATCATTAATAGGCACAATGCCAAGACTTGGATCTTTACCAAGTAAGTGATTTTCCCAAAGGGTATCTGTAACAATTGCTTTTTTAATAAAAGCTTTACCACCCTTTTTTCCTTTTTCGTCAAGTTCACCAGCCACATATTGACCATGCGCTCTTTCTAAACCCGCAAATAAATTTTTAAATCTGTTAAACATTTTTGACCCCTTATGAGTGAACCATGCTCAGGTGTTACGGCGAAATAACAATTATTTTTAACGATTACCTGAGCATTATCCACGGCGTAAACAATCAACAGTACATAAAGGGTCATCACTTTAACTTTACTATAAATCGCTTACGAACTTTACCTTAAAACTTTACGCCCGTTACTTCTTCTTTTTCTTCTGTGGGAGTAACATCAACCATAGAGTCAGAACTATTAGATTGTTCTTCATCATGGTCAGCAGCTACGCCAACATCTCCCTCTTGGAAAGATTTAGCAAAGCTGATGCACTGTTCTAAGGTTTCTTTTTTCTTAACCATACCTTCTCTCTCAATAACCCATCCATGTACGGGATTACCGCCAGATGACTCTAAAGTAGAAGTTAGATTATAAACGAAGCTGTAGCTTGGTGGATTTTGAATAACTCTTTCTCCAACTTTTAAAATGGCTGTCTTTTGCATGTACAACCACATTCTACTTTTCTTCATTTGCGAAACTTTCATTGTAATCATTGCTTTAGATAAAGGTAGATCATCTTCATCTAGTACAACAACTAAATGATTTGCTACTTCATCAACATAATTACCATTTGGTAAATAATTTAAATTATCATTCGGATCTCTTTTAGTCTTTGACATGACATCCGACGTAGCTGGATGAACGTTGACAGGTGCTTTACTTGTACCTTGCCCTCGTTTTTCCCACTCTACATAATTTCTATAAAACTCACATGGAATTACACGTATACCTGTGTCTCCATCAAAAGTTTCTTTGTTTGCTTTATTAATAATATTTCCTGGTCTATTATTTTTTACAGTTTTATCACTTACTTCTGGTGACATTGGTTGTAAAATTTGAAACCTAGGAATTAATATATCTTGTGTGGTAACATTACTTAATCCGTCACCTAAATTTTGCACTATAAGATCTAGTGCATCGTCATTTATTGCTACCTCTGTTTTCTTTTTTGCAGCTACTTCGTTTTTAGCCATACGACCCCCTATTTATTTTTTATTTTTACGTTGTGATAACGAAAAATTCCAAACAGTTCTTCAGGAAAAGTTTTACCATCTCTTGCATACTGTTCGATTGTCTCTCTGCACCATGCATCGAGAGTATTCCAAGCTACGCCTTGCTTCTCTTGCGGAAGAAGACCTTTACTAATTAAAAATTCACGAAACTTTTCTGCATCTTCATCTTGGCCTTTACCAAATTGCATTTTTATTTCGTTCTTAATTAGATCACCAGCGCCCAGTGACCGTATGAATTCATATGCTTTATGTGTATTTTCTCTTTTTATATTTGCTCTTAACTTTTCATCGTATTCAACAAGACTACCATCAGTTAATTTTAAAGACGTTAAATTTTTTTCTTTTAAGTATGTGCCAATTGTTGCACTTAAATTTTGTATTTCTTGCGTTGCTTCTTCAGCAGCTTTTTCATGTAATTGTTTTTGTTCTTTTGTTTCTACTAATTTTTTACAAAGAGCCCCAATGTCTGATAAGCCTTCTCCGTCGAGTTCTTTTAATTTTTGATCAACAGCCTGTGTCGAAAGTGTGTCAAATATAGAATCTAAATCTTTGGGCATCGTAACTCCTTATGTTAATCGTTGCAGCTAACAACTTATAACTCCTTTACATGAAACTATATTACCTTGTCAACAAAAGAAAAAGGCTAGACTCTCGGGAGGAAAATCTAGCCTAATTTCTTTAGCCTTGATCTGGGACGAAAGGAGTTACGTAAATAACAGTACCAAATCAATTTTACATTTAGTTGTTTTTTCTGCATTTTACAACTATAAAGGGCAAATGGAGTTACAATATCGTTTCAGAACGAAACCTTTTGTACATCAGAAAAAAGCATTAGAAGAGTCATGGAGCCGTGACAGTTTTGCTTATTTCATGGAGATGGGCACAGGTAAATCAAAGGTTTTAATAGATAATATTTGTTTATTATTTTTAACAAATAAAATTAAAGGCGCATTAGTTGTTGCACCCAAAGGTGTTTATCGTAATTGGAAAGTAGAACAATTGCCAGCACATATGTCACCACTTATTGAAGATTATGATGTATATGATTGGAATCCTGTGGATACAATTAAAGAAAAAAAGAGACGTAATGATTTTTTATATAAGGATGGAAATAAATTTAAAATTTTTTTAATGAACGTTGAAGCGTTCTCAAGTGTTAAAGGAAAAAAGATTGCTGATAAATTTTTACAATTATATCCAGCGATGTTTGCGATTGATGAGTCGACGACAATTAAAAATCCTAAAGCTGCTAGAACTAAAAGTATAATGAAACTTGGTACACTAGCCAGGTATCGTCGGATCTTGACTGGTTCGCCCGTGACCCGCAGTCCGTTGGATTTATTTTCTCAATGTTATTTCTTGGACCCAAAACATTTACAACAACCAAGTTACTGGTCATTTAAAAATAAATATTGTGTGATGGAAACAGGTTATGCAGCAGACTACACTTTTCAAAAAGTTCTTGGCTATCAACGTTTAAGTGATCTAACTGGTTTACTAAATAATTTTTCTTTTCGTGTAAAAAAAGATGAGTGTTTAGATCTTCCTCCAAAAACATTTGTTACCAGGGAAGTGCAAATGAATAAAAAACAAGAAGATGCATATTTACAAATGCAAGCATTACAAATTGCTAGACTAGACTCAGGAGAAGAAACAACGGCTGTTGCAAAACTTACAATGATGTTACGCTTACATCAAATCGCTTGTGGCTTTTTAGTTACCGATGATGATGGCATTGTAGATCTTCATGATGAAAAGGGAATGATCCCAAGGTTGGAGACGTTAATGGATTGTTTAGATGAGATTGATGGTAAAGTTATTATCTGGGCAAACTATCGTCACAACATTGAACACATAGTAAAAGCAATTACAAAAAAGTATGACAATCACTCTATTGTAGAATCTTTTTATGGAGGAACCAAAGATAAAGAGAGAGTTGATATAATAGAAAAATTTAAAGATCCAAAGTCTGAGCTGCAATATCTTGTAGCCAATCCAAAGACAGGTGGGTACGGATTAAACTTAACTGTGTCAAAAACAATTATTTATTATTCTAATAATTATGATTTAGAAGTACGCATTCAATCAGAAGATCGTATTCATCGTTACGGCCAAGATCAAAAAACTTTGTATATAGATCTGCAATGTGTTGGCACAGTCGATGAGCATATCATCGCTAATTTGGTAGGAAAAGTCAAGATTTCCAACAAAGTTTTGAATGAACAATACCGTGAATGGATAAAAGTCTTAAAAAAATCTTGAATTAAAGTTATAAATAGTTATATGTAGTTATAGGGAGTTATTCCCGTTGAAAGGAGTTACGTATGACAATGTTACATGGAGTAATAGCTATCATATTAATAGCGGGAATAGTTCTCTACAAAAACACTTTGCTTTTTGCATTGTTGTTTGGTTTTTGGATCGTTTGGAGTAGGGGAGGTTTCGAATGGTTGTTATAGGATGGCAGTCAGGAATAAATTCTATTCATCCAGGTCCAACGGTTGATTATCAGCCGTTGCCGATGACTGAAGAATTATTTTTAAGACGCCAACAGAATCTTATCAATGCGATGTTAGGTGCTGATGATATTGAATTTAGGATAATCTATTTTCATAAACTACAGGAGCTCATGCGCCGTGTCCCGTGAACAAGATAAAATAAATCCGTCTTACTATAGAAAAAAAATTCAAGTAACTGATTTTATTATTGAATATGACATGGGTTTTTTAGAAGGGAATATTGTTAAGTATATTTCTAGATATAAATCAAAGAATGGCATTGAAGATTTAAAAAAAGCTAAATGGTATTTAAATAAATTAATTAAACAAAAGGAGAAAAATGAATAAATCAAACTCACCCTACTCAACGATTGCTGTAAGGCATGATATTCATGCACGGCTAAAAAAATTAGCTAAAGCAAGATATCAATCAATAACAAAATATATTGAGCAATTAGTTGAGTTCGAAGAAGAGAACGAAAATAAACGCGGTAAAAGGAAAGGTTTACCTAAATGAATGAACACATAAAAAATTATTTGTTTTGGATGTGGTTTAGTATTGTGCGTATTTATTTTGATAAAGTTTTACGCAAACCACAACGCACAGTTATCTTTATAATTAAGTACGCACCAAGAAAGTTACGGGACCGAACATTGAATAGATTATTTTATTCTAACCCATCAGCTTTTAAAATTTTTTCAGATCTAGTGGAGGCAGTTGATGAGTGATTTTATGTTTTGGCATTTTGTTGCCATAATTGGAGTATTTGTTTTAGGATATCTTTTAGGAGGATGGCGCATACGACGATTATATGAGCCTCGCCTGGAAGAGGAATATAATAAAGGTGTACGTGATGGAGATCCAGAGTGGCAAGCAAGAAAAACAAGAATATAGAAAAATGTTTACGTGCTGCACTGGAGAAGATTAGTAAAAAAGCCGTACGGGAGCCCCGTACTGCGCGCGAAGTCGCCGATCGATTGTTATGGGAACGATTGAGAATAATAGTTTGGAGGAGATATGAAGTTAGAGGATTTGACCAAGAAACCGTGTCCCGCGTGCAAAGGTAATGGGTATATTCGTCTTACGTTCGAAGGAGAAAGTGCAACGCAACAATGTCAAGTATGCGAAAGCCAAGGAGAAATTTGGGTTCGACGTGTACCGCGATCCGTGGTTCAAGAGCAAGAAGAAAAGAAGCAAATTCATTGATCCGTGTCCCGTGGTTAGTTGGCAAAAAGGAAAACCTATACCTTTTTAAATTTTAGTATAAAATTACAGATGTAGACGGAGTTTTTATTCTTTTTCACTTCGTCTACACCTCGTTATAAGTTATTGTGTACTTGTAACTTTTCAGGTATACAATTAAGACTGTTATATGGCTGAACCGATATGGTGGCTAAGGAGCAGTTTATGAGTGATGATATTTTACTGGAAGCGCAAGCTAATGTCATTGATCACTTATTGGAGGGGCTAGCACCTAATGATTTTTCCTCCAGGTGCACCCTCCTAATTAATGAATTTAAATTTATAGATCATCAAGCAGCTTCTAAATATATTAATAAAAAATTAAAGGAGAGACATGGTAACGTCCTCACATTTACCCCGAAGTCCGATTAGGGAAGTTTTTACTTGCCCAGATTGTAATAAAGTTCACGTCACATTTTGGGATGATGTTAAAAAAATTTATAGTCAACAAGAGTGGGAATATATTGTTGGTCAAGGTGTTAAAGCATTAAAGAAAATAACAGAAATAATGCCTATATCGGATGATCCAAAGGTATTTTAAAGTTCTCTCTATATAAGTAATTATTTTGAAAAAAATATTTTTTTACTTTTTGCTCAAATATGAGGTAACACAGGTAACATTTGGCTACAACATGCAGAAAACATACAAAAAAGTGTTACTTATTGTGTTACCTGAGAGACAATTCTTCAGGTAACAGGTAACATTTCAAACCTTACTGGTATCGCGCGCGAGGGAAAAAAGGTAAAAATTTTAATTTTGATAAAAATGCTGTATAAGGGGTAAACTATGAAAAAATCAAATATTGTTGAAATAACTCCTCAACAAAGAAAATTTTGTGAGTTAATTATTTTGTATGATGGCGAATGGACGGCAACTCAATGCGCTATTGAAGCAGGTTATTCTGAAAAGTCTGCTAGAGTTATTGCTAGTCAATTACAAAATAGGGAGAGGTATCCAAAAGTATATGATTACTTGTTGGAGTTAAGAGAAGAGCAACATAAAAAATATCATGTCAACTATAATCGTCACATGAGGAGACTTGCAAGTTTATCTAAATCAGCAGAGGAAAAAGGCAATTATACGGCAGCCGTAAGTGCTGAAGTTTCAAGGGGAAAAGCAGCAGGTTTATATGTTGATAGAAAAGAAATTTTGACTGGTTCAATTGATAGTATGCCTAAAGCAGAGGTTGAAAGAAGGCTTGCTGACCTGAAAAAAAGGTTTCCAAAGGTAGTAAATGTGCTTTCACGTGAAACGAAAAAGGGTAATGAAAGAGAAAAATATTTGGAAGACGATAAGACTTAACAGTAATATTGTTAAGTGGGATAGAGTTGAGTCTAAAACATCGCCTGGAATTCCTGATTTACATGGATTTTTTAAAGATATTGACATAGGCTTTGGACATACCTTTTGGGTCGAATTAAAATTAACTAAGACTAACAAAGTTTTGCTCAGTTCTAAACAAATTGCGTGGCATCATCGCTATGAAAAGTATGGTGGTACATCTTTCATCTGCGTTAAGGCCCTCTTACGGAGGTCACTGCTGATATATGTGGGAAAAAGGGCCACGGAACTCGGGGAAAAAGGCTTGAAGCTCGCCCCAGATCTGGTCATGACCGAAACATGGTCCGAGGATCGCTTTGTTGAGCTCGTCAAAATACGCCAAAAATACGCCAAACCGTACGCCTCTATATAGATTAACTACATGCACCAGGTGCCGCTGGTAGCTGCGGGAAGACTTTAAAATATGGCAGAAATCCGCCAAAAATTACCCTGAAGCGTGAGCTTCACCTGGCTGGGCCCTGGAAGCACGGGAAAAATACGCTGACTTTTCGCCGTTTTCCGGGCTTCTATATAGATTCAGTCAGGCCGCCTGGAAGCCGCTGATCCTGCAGCTGGGGAAAAATAAATTTTTAATTGGTTGACTTATAAGAAGTTATAACTATATTCATAAATGGAGTTACTGAACTGGTAGGGTTAATACCTGAAACATGCTTAAGAGTAGCTCCCGAGTTGCGGGGCTCGTTCCCTCCCGCAGAAAAAAGAGGTCATATGTTTACAGTAAAAGAAGCGTGGGCGCTGGTCGGGGGTTTGTCTAAGCCGTCCAAGATGCCGGGCCACGGCTACGGATTAAGCGCTAAAGATTGCAAGACAGGAAGCGTATTAAGAAAAATTTCTAACAGTGTTTGCTCTGCATGTTATGCGTTGAAAGGTCGTTATGTTTTCCCGAATGTATACGAGGCGCACCAGCGCCGATTAAAATCAATTGATAATAAATTATGGGTTGAGGCTATGGCTTCATTAATCAATTGGTATAAAAACAAATCAAAATATTTTAGATGGCACGATAGCGGGGATCTCCAGGGCGTGGCTCATTTAAAGAAAATTGTTGATGTGTGCAATAAAACGCCGGGCGTTATGCACTGGCTGCCAACTCGCGAAGCTGGTTTCGTTAAAGAATATAAAAACAAATACGGCGAGTTTCCAAAAAATTTAGTTGTCAGGCTTTCCGCGACGATGGTTAACGGCGTCCCGCATAAATCGCACGGGCACAGTTCCACGGTTGTCACCAGTGAAGACTTGGCGACGTCCCACCTATGTCAAGCATATAAACAAGGCAATGAATGCAAGACTTGCCGGGCGTGTTGGGATCCAAAACATCCTGATATAGCTTACTTGAAACATTAGGGGGAACGATGCCAACAAAATACGCTGACTTTTCGCCACGTCTGTGGCCTTACTATACATTACGCAGGCCGCCAGCGGCGAGTTTCTCCGTTGTCAAGCCCAAAGAATCGGCAGAAAACAGCCATTTTTTAGGAGCTTCGGAGCCTGAAGCGTCGCCTCCACCTGGGCTTCCGTGGAAAAATACGTTGAAATATCGCCGTTTTCTGGGGTTTCTTATAGATCCAGGGCACCCGGAAGCTGTGGCAGCTGAGTTGCCGCTATGATGTTTTTCTTTTTTACCTTTATTGTTTTGGTTGCAGTCGGTCGAAATCCTTTCGTTGCGTTTCTTTTTGCTAGTTTGTTCGCTCTATTCTTCGCAGTTCATGGGTTCTTGTCGTGAAAAATACATCAGTTGTTCGCCACTCGTTTGGTCTTTATATAGATCTAGAACACATCACCTGGGCTGACCTGGAATGATTAATTTTTTCCTGTCATTTTCCTGTCATCAGAATTTTTGGAGTTAAAATTAAATGAAAAAATAAATTATTATTATCTTTACTTATAATTAATTATAAGTAGATTAGTATTTGTATTAATAGTTAATACTAGCCTTAAACGATTAAACTAAAGGAGTTACATCATGGCTAAAAAATTAAATGCTTTTGAAATAAAGTTAATGCTTGAGTACAGACAGTACCAAGATATTAAAAACCTTGCAGATAAAAAGTGTAAGGAATTACAAAAACAAGTTTATCAATTAATTGATGATAAAAAACTAACTGAAAAAGAAAACTTTATCTTTACTCATAACAACAATGTTTTCTCAATTAGTTCAGTAAATAGATCGTTAACTGATATGAAACAAGTAAGAGAAATCTTAACGCAGAAAAAAATACAAATTCCAGTTAAGAGTTCAAGTTACTATGCTATTAAAAATGTTACTAATTCTAAGGAAACAGAACAACAAATTGAAGAGCAACTAGGGAGAATAGCTAATGCCTAATGATCTAGTAACACAATTACAAAACCTAAGAAATTTAACTAATACTAACCGCTCAAATAGAGCGGTTAACAACAGAGAGAACTCGGAGGTCGCAGAGCCTTTAGTAACTGACAATCAAGATGTAGATTGGCAATTGGTTGCTAGTTATCTTGATAGTGAAATGTTTTCTTTCATACTAAGGAATAGAGATAACCAAACAATAAAAGACTTTGGTATTCAACTATCGTCTAACCTAGCTAATAAGTTTGGGTTAACAAGATAATGTTTATTATCTACGATACTAAAACTAAAGTTAATAGGGGTTGGGCTACAACTAAAGAACAAGCTCAACTCTTATTAAAAGAGTTATCTCATAAATGGTATTACAAATATCTTGTAATTAAATAATCTACGAAAATGGAGATGGTTTTTCTACCATCTCCATACCCCATTCCCCAGCGACACCAGCCAGTTCCAAAATAATCCCCGATCCACACGCCCCTACATCTAGTAGCTATTACATCCAGGTATACACGATCTAGAGTCCCAACTCGATTTTGCCAGAAAAAGTCCACTAAAACCACGCCACCCCCCTCTCCCCCCTATACATTGTGGGCATGCACGTAGCGTGTAAGTTTTACACAAACGATTATATGTGTTAAACATCACAGAAAAATGGATTATGATCAAATTACTTATTCCGAAGCTGAAGACTTAATTAAAAAATTAGAATTAAAAAAAGCTGAAATAGATACGTCAAAGCATTCAAGAGATGATTATCTATCTTTTGTACGTGCCGTATGGCCAGAATTTATTGCAGGGTATCACCATAAAAAAATTGCAGAAAAATTTAATTTAATCAAAGAGGGCAAGTTAAAACGCTTAATCGTTAATATGCCTCCACGTCATACCAAGTCAGAATTTGCTTCTTTCCTTTTCCCCGCATGGATGATGGGACACAATTCAAAATTAAAAATAATTCAAACTACACACACAGCGGAATTATCTTATCGTTTTGGTCGTAAGGTACGTAACCTCATGGATTCAGAAGACTATAAAAATATTTTTCAAGATATAAAATTATCACAAGATTCGAAGGCAGCGGGCCGTTGGGAAACGAATAAAGGTGGTGAATATTTTGGCGCGGGTGTTGGTGGTGCAATCACGGGCCGTGGTGCGGATTTACTTATCATCGATGACCCACACTCAGAGCAAGATGCCTTATCCTCTACCGCATTCGATAATGCGTACGAATGGTATACCTCTGGACCTCGTCAGCGTTTACAACCTGGTGGAGCAATTGTTATTGTTATGACCCGTTGGTCCGTTAAAGATCTAACAGGTAAATTGGTTAATGCACAAAAAGGTGTTAAAGCAGATCAATGGGATATTATTGAGTTTCCCGCAATCTTTCCTGAGACGGGTAATCCTATGTGGCCTGAGTATTGGAAAGAAGATGAATTACTTTCTGTCAAAGCATCTCTGTCAGAACAGAAGTGGCAAGCACAGTGGCAACAGCAACCCACCAGTGAAGAAGGTTCCATTATCAAACGTGACTGGTGGAAGTTATATGAACATGACGATCCACCACCCCTCCAACATATAATTCAAAGCTACGATACAGCCTATAGTAAAAAAGAAACAGCCGACTATTCGGCGATTACAACATGGGGAGTTTTCTATAGAGATGAAATGAGAGCACCTGCTTGTATTTTGTTAGACGCGAAACGCGGGCGGTGGGAGTTTCCTGAATTAAAACGGAAAGCGGTCGAACAGTACAATTACTGGGAACCCGAGACCGTGATCATCGAAGCGAAAGCGTCAGGCCTTCCGCTAACGTACGAGTTACGTCAAACAGGAATTCCAGTTGTTAACTTTACACCGAGCAAAGGAAATGATAAACATTCAAGAGTAAACGCTGTAGCACCTCTATTTGAATCGGGACAAGTTTATTATCCTGACGAAAGGTGGGCGCAAGAGGTTATTGAGGAATGTGCTGCTTTTCCTTTTGGTGAACACGACGATTATGTTGACTCCACCACTCAAGCTCTGTTAAGATTCAGACAGGGAAATTTTATTACGCACCCAGAAGACTACGAGGATGAGCCAAGTATGTTGAAGATGCGAGAATATTATTAGGAGTTATTATGGCTATCGACGAGAAAGTTCTTAAAAAAAATAAGAAACTTGAAAAAGAAGAAGAATTGAAAAAAACACTTGGTTTTTTAGAACAAGGTTTAGAAAATACTAAAAAAGTTTTAAAAATTGGTAAAAATGCAATGAATAAAGCAGGAGCTAACATTAATGAAATAAATCAAAAACAAGGAAAAGGGCCTGCTGGTTCAAGAGTCTTTGAAAGTAATGCAAAAGATGGTAAGAAAACTGACTTCGGTATGCTATCAGTAAAAAAGGGTATTGATAAAAATCCAAAGCCAACACAAGCGGATAGAATTGCTGGTGCAACAATGAAAGACGGTTCGCGTACCAAGGTCCGTGGTGTTAGAATTGCTAACAAAGGTTTTAGAAAAGCAAAGCTTAGTTAATGGATAAAAAGAAAAAATTTCAATCGGGCGCAGCTAGTGTTCTAGATGATCCAGATATATTGGATGTCATTCCTATGATAAGGAGACCTAATTTAATGGGCGATCCTACTAAACTAGGAGCCGCGGACCTCGGGCCGTTGTTAGCCATGATGGCTGCTGGAACGTATCCCGCTGTTAGCGCTATGACAGAAGCAGAAGCAAGAGATAGAGGAATAATAATTCCGCCTGATGAACTCTCTGAAGAAGAGAAAAAAAGATTAGGTTTATATGGAGGCATGGTCGGTGGTGGTTTTGAGCAACTTTCAGAAAAGGATAGATTACCTAATACAACTGCTGGCGAGATTCCTGAAATAGATACTAAACTTCCTCCTACAACTCAAGTACCCGAAGAAAAAGTAGGACCAGTTGGTGGGGGCTTTACACCATTAACAGATGAAGAAAAGCTTCCTACAATTATTACAATGTCCGATCAAAAGAAAAAAGAAGATACATCCAAGGCACTTGTTCCGACTAAGATGATGGAGAGTTTGGCAGATCTACCTGATCCTATGGAAACATATCAAAGTGAAATTGCCCCACGTTTTTCTCAAACAGAAGATTACCTTAAATCAAATTACACGGCTGGTGAAAAAAAATTACTTAACGATTGGGTTAATGAATTATTTAATCCACAAAAAGGTTTAACATTAGAATTAAGAGATACAGGTCTTGCAGCTCAGTTAGAACAAATTAATCAAGCAGACCCAAAAAGAAAAGTTACAGCAAAAGAATTATTAGAATTAGTACAAGGAGCGGATAATCAATTAGCAGGTTTTGGTAATTATCAAATCATGGGAGGAGACCAAGAGCTCTTTCCTCAAACAGTACAAAATGCAATTAACGGAATTAATGAAATGGATGTTGTTATGCGTCCGGGTCAACTGTCAGATTTTGTAGATAGATATAAAAATTTAGTAACGGATAATTTAAAAAGTATACAAAATTCTACAGATAGAGATACAGCAGCAGATTCTTTAGCTAGAATACAAATACAAACACAAGAGTTATTAGCTGAAGAAGGAATTGATCCATCAATGCTAGAAAGAAATAGAGAGTATGCAAAGATACAAGATTACATTCGTCAAGTAGGGTCAACCTTACAAGGTACTGTATTCACGAATGAGCACATGAACATTGGTTTACCTGGTACTCGTGCAGAGGATTATTCTGTTATTACACATAATTTTAATCCTAAATTTGGACAAGAGAATAGAACAAGCGAACACAATACTTCACACCCTACAGCGGATAATACAATCGCATTTAGTAGAGGAAGAAAAATACAAAATTACGAAAATGGTGATCAAGGTAGTATTATTATGGAAATGCAATCTGACGTTCATCGTAACAAACCTGCAATTCAATATCCAACATCGTCAAATGATTTTACTTCTAGTAAAAATAATTATCCTTATGCAGGCGGAGCTCAATACTGGGTAAAACAAGTAATGAAAGATAGACTCACACAAGCCTTAATTGATGGTGATGATTTTTTAGGATGGGTTCCAGGTGAAGTTGTATCTCATTATGAAGGTGCAGACAAAGATAACTACAAAGGTTTTATTAATATTTACAATAATAAAACAAATGAATTTATAAAAAAATTAAATAAAGACATTACCAAAAGAGGTAAGGCACTTGGCATGAGTGATGATGAAATTTCAATGGCAACACTTAAAGTAAGAAATGATGGCCAGTATAAATTTGATAGTGGAGGAGATGAATATTTTTCAAGAGTGAGACAAAACCAGTTTCCTGGAATGGAAAAATATGTAAGAACTGGTGAAAAAACAAGGAGTAGAGAGGAATTTGCTTATGATCAAATTGAAAATACTTTGCAACTTATTAATATGCCTTATATTGATTTAAAAGCTAGAGAGGATTTTGATCCTAACCTTTTAAAGAAAATTGGCTTTCCTCAATTTAAAAAGGGTGGTAAAACAAAAACTTCAAAGGCAAATCCTTTGATTGACATCGAAATATTCTTTGAAAGCATATAATGGCTATAGATAAAAAAATTCAACCTACAGAAAATGACATTGTTATAGATCAATATGCGAGTAGCCCTATTGACATCAGTGTTGAAGGACAACCGCAAGATAACATAGAAATGCTACAAGATGGATCAGCTATTGTTGGCCCACAAACACTTAACATGCAAGCAACTTTTGATTCTAATTTATCTGAATTTGTTGATGAAGATGATTTAGAAAAAATGAGTTCAGACTTGATTGCTGATTACGAGACTGATAAAGAAACAAGAAAGGATTGGGAACAAGGTTACACACAAGGATTAGACCTTCTAGGATTTAAATACGAAGAGAGATCACAGCCCTTTCAAGGAGCAAGTGGTGTTACCCACCCAATGTTAGCAGAATCTGTTACACAGTTTCAAGCACAAGCATATAAAGAATTACTTCCAGCAGGCGGTCCAGTGAAATGTGACATTGTTGGGGCAGTAAACCCTCAAGTCGAAGAACAAAGTAAAAGAGTTCGAGACTATATGAATTATCAAATTACTTCTGTAATGGAAGAGTATGATCCTGATATGGATCAGATGTTATTCTTTTTAGCATTAGCTGGTTCTTCTTTTAAAAAAGTTTATTACGATGCAAACTTAGGAAGAGCAGTTGCAAAATTTATTCCTGTTGAAGATTTAGTTGTTCCTTATCATTCTACAGATCTAGAAACAGCTCCGCGTATTACACATGTTTTAAAACAAAATAAAAATGAAGTAAGAAAAAGTCAGGTTAATGGTTTTTACCGAGATGTTGATCTCGAGTCTATGCTGCCAAACGAAAGTGCTATTCAAGAAAAATATAATTCTATTGAAGGAGTAAGCCCTAGTGATGTTCAGTACGATAATGAATGCACCTTACTTGAAATACATTGTGATTTAGACATACCAGGATTCGAAGATATCGGTTTGAATGGTGAGCCTACAGGCATTAAACTGCCTTACATAATTACAATCGATGAAGGATCAGGAAAAGTTTTATCAATCTACAGAAACTATAAACAAGAAGATCCTCAAAAAAAGAAGATACAATATTTCGTTCACTATCGTTTCCTTCCAGGTCTTGGCTTTTATGGTTTTGGTCTTATCCATATGTTGGGAGGTTTATCAAGATCGGCTACTTCCTCGCTACGTCAACTTATTGATGCGGGAACATTATCAAATTTACCAGCAGGATTTAAAGCAAGAGGTCTTCGAATTAGAGATGATGACAGTCCATTACAACCTGGCGAGTTCAGAGATGTTGATGCTCCGGGAGGAGATCTAAGAGCAAACTTCGTACCTCTTCCATATAAAGAACCAAGTCAAACTTTATTTATGCTTCTTAGTTTTTGTGTAGATGCTGGTAAAAGATTTGCTGCTGTAGCAGACGCAAAAATTTCAGATTCAAACAATGCTAATCCAGTTGGAACAACAATGGCAATGATTGAACAAGGAACAAAAGTTATGAGCGCAATTCATAAAAGAATGCATTATGCTCAAAGAGTTGAATTCAGATTATTAGCTAGAGTATTTCAATTATATCTTCCACCAGAATATCCTTACAATGTTTCGGGCGGAGAGCGAACAATTAAGGTTCAGGATTTTGATGAAAGAATTGATATTATTCCAGTATCCGATCCAAACATCTTTTCAATGTCGCAAAGAATTCAATTGGCTCAAGCACAATTACAATTAGCACAATCTAACCCACAAATACATAATGCTTATGAAGCGTATAGAAGAATGTATCAGGCACTTGGAGTACAAAATGTTGACGCTATTTTACCTCCACCTGCTAAACCACAACCAAAAGATCCAATTACAGAAAATGCAGAACTACTTATGAAGAAAACTGCTCAATCTTTTGCAGATCAAGATCACGTTGCACACATTAATACACACAGAGCTTTCATCTCTTCCGTGTTGGTTAGAACTATGCCTGATGTTATGGTTAATATTACCTCTCATATTCTTCAACATACTTCAATGTTAGCAACGCAAAATGTTTTAGAGAAGAATAAAGAAAAAATTGATGCACTTACTCAACAGTTTAATGGTCAAATACCAGAACAAGTACAATCTGCCGTCAATAAATTATTAAATGAACAAATTGCTCAAGTAGAAATGGAGCTTATGTCTCAAATGATCGCTGAAGAACAAGAGTATCTTGAAGGTGGAGGTGAAGATCCACTGGTAGAGCTTAAAAAAGAAGAAATAGACATAGAAAAACAAAGAGTTCAAGCTGATAACATGGCTAAAATGGCAAAAACAGAGCTTGATGTTGCAAAATTACAACAAAAAGCTGAAATAGACGAAGCTAAACTACAACAAACAGCGGAATTAGCTGCTAAACGTAATAATATTCAGATGCAAAAAATAAATAAAAGATAATTGTGAAAAATCCTAATTTAAATGTAGATGAAATCGTTCATGATTTAACTAACTATGCTTTTGAAAATGATAGAAATCAAGAAGAGATGTTAATCGTCGCTTCTATGATGATGGTGACTGCAAAAATGATTTATTTACAAACATTAGGAAACAATGGTAATACTCTTTTTGAGAATGATAAAGAAATCATACTTGAACAACAAAAACCAACAGTACACTAAGGGGTCGTATGAAATTTAAAAATGCAAAAATGACAATTGTTCCTCAAAAAAATCCATTTCCTAACACACAGGTTGCTTCAACAGCAGAGCAAGTTTTCTCTCCATTTGTAGTAAAAGATAACAAAGGAAGTGGGCCTCAAGGACAAACAAGCAGAATGCAGATTAAAAAAGTAGCTTTTAAAGGCGTAAAATAGTATAATTCGCTACTTTAACAAAGGAGGTTCTATGAACTTACTAAAAGATCTATGGTCACACATCAAAGAGTGGTCAGATTGGAAGATGAAGGACTGGATTAAGGCCGCTATTGTAGCGATCGTAGTTATCTGGATATTAAGCTGGATGACAGGCGGAGCAGCATAGTGCTACAACTTCTTGGAGGCATGTTAGGTGGTAAAGGCGGAGCCTTAAAAACCATCGCTAAAGTTGTCGATGAGATTCATACATCAGAAGAAGAGAAATTAGATAAAAAGATTTTAATGCAACGCATCCAACAAAAGCTTGCAGAAAAGCAGTTAGATGTTAATGCAAAAGAAGCCACCCATCGCAGCGTATTCGTTGCTGGGTGGCGACCATTTATAGGCTGGATTGGAGGGCTTGCTTTAATGTTTAGCTTCATCCTATCTCCCTGTATTGAATGGTACGCAAAATTTGCAGGTATAGATATTGTGCCTCCTGCTATCGAAACTGGGCCCCTCCTAGCCATTGTCACTTCAATGCTCGGCGTAGCTGGCATGAGAAGTTTCGAGAAGGCAAAGGGTTTAACTAAGTGAAAAAAGGTAATAAGAAAAAAGTTAAAAAAGTAATTAAAGGTTTGAAAAAAGCATCTAACTTACATGCAAAGCAAGCAAGAACATTACAGAAAGTAATTAGAAAAAAATAATTAACAAAAAAGGAGAAGACTATGGAAAAAAATTCACACGAAGAACACATTGTAGGTAAAAGTGGAGACTATACCGCTAAGGGTAATATAGGCGATACTTGGGAGAAAAGTGCATACACTGGAGGAGTATCTGTAAAAGGATCTGCAACTCTTGTAGATGACACACCCGATGGCAGCTACGACGTAAAAATAAAAACAAACTGTGATGACTATAATCACACTTACACTGTTAACAAAGGTGATGACTTTGATTTTAAAAAAGTTACAACAAATTTTTTTGATGAAACTGATATTAAAATAACTGTGACAGGTAATGATGGTCAAACAGGGACTTTTAAATTAGTCATAGATTATAGCACTTGTTAATGACATACGACGAGTTAGCTGGTTCCGTAAAATTATCCGAAGGCTTTAGAGATCACGTTTACATAGACACCGAAGGATTTCGCACAATAGGCTGGGGTCATAAAGT